CCTATGTCGTGGGCGAGCGGGGGCCGGAACTGTTCGTGCCTACGGCCAGCGGACAGGTCGTCGCGCATGGCGGCGGTGGCGGACGCGATGTGCGCGTGAACATCGCCGTGCAGGGACGCGGCGAGGGATGGGACAATGCCCGGCTGCTGGCGCGGAGCGCGCGGCAGGTAGCGCGGGCGGTCAAGGGGGCGCTGAACGGATGAGTGGGCTTGGCTTTTGGCTGGCGGATGCGCGGCGGGGGCAGGAGGAGCGCTTCATGAAGCGCTTTGCGCCGACGCATTGGACCGTCAATTTTCCCCGGCCAGTGATGGCGAGCGTCGTGACCAGCGCGGCGGATGCGCTGCGGGTCGATGCGGTCTTTTACGGGTCGGGCGATCTGGCGGGGCTGATCTGGGAAGCCGAGGACAAGTGGAGTCATCCTCTACTGGCCTATGAAACGGCGCGGGATTTCCGGGACTGCGTGCTGCGGTTCCGTTGGCGCAGCGGGGGGATCAAGCGGCTGGATGAAGTGCATGGGCCGACGCTGACGATCGAGGGGCGCGATGCGGCGGGCAATCCGCGGTCCTGGTATGTGCGGCTGTGGAACTATGCCAGCGGATCGGCGGAAGATGCGCAGATCGTGCTGGATTTTTCCGCGATCAGTGGCGGCTTCCTGCTGCCGGGCGAGGCCGATCCAGTGTGGGCGGGCGATGTGGACCGGATGTTCATCTCGCTCGCGCCGCCCGGCTATGATGCGGGCAGCACGCCTTTTGCGGCGGGGGTAGAGGGCTGGGCGGAGCTTTCCGGGATGCGCTGCGACGGGGCGGGGTCCGTGCTGAGCGTCGGGGATGTGATGGTGCCCGAGCATGGGCTGTCGATGGCGACGGGCTATGACGATTGTTTCAACCAGACGCCGGAGCGGATCGTCGCGGCGATCCATGCGCTCGGCTATCGCGGCGACATCAATCATTATGTGGGGATGAGCCATTATTTCCGGCTCGAGCCGCTGGGCGGGGGATTTTACGTCAGCCTTGCCGGTGGCGTGCTGAATACGCCCTGCGCGGCCTGGCACGCGGACTTTGCGCGACGCTCCAAGGCGTTGGGGCTGGGAGTGATCTGGTCGCTGTCCTATGAGCTGCTGGACGCACATTGCTGGAACGACTGGAAACAGCGGGCGGAGAATGGCGATCCGGCGCTGACCGGATGGGAGCCGCCATCGACCTTGCTGTCGCCCGCGCATGACGGGGCGATGAGCTATTTGCGGCTGGTGGCGGGCGCCTTTGTTTCCATCGGTTTGGGCGCGGGGATTCCGATCAAGTTTCAGGTGGGCGAGCCCTGGTGGTGGGTGATGCCTGCTGATGGGCGCATCTGCATCTATGATGATGCGGCGCGGGCGGCTTTTGGCGGGAGTCCGGTGTCTGTTCCCGATGTTCGCGGCGTGCTGAACGGGGCGCAGAAGGCGTTGCTGGATCAGGCGGGGGCGGTCCTTGCCGCATCGACGGCGGCGCTTTGTGCATGGGTGAAGGGGATCGCGTCAGACGCGGTGACGCATCTGCTGGCCTATCTTCCCACCGTACTCGATCCGCTGGCGCCAGAGGCCAAGCGGGCGAACATGCCGGTCGGCTGGGCTTCGCCTGCCTTCGATGTGCTGCAGTTGGAAGATTATGACTGGGTGACGGAGGGGCGGCCGACCCGCACGGCGCGCGGGGTCGAACTGGCGACGGCGCGGCTCGGCTATCCGGTCAATGAGCAGCATTATTTTTCGGGTTTCGTCCTGCTGGCGGAGCATGTCGGGCAGTGGCGGCGGATTGCAGAGGCGGCGGAGGCGTCGGTGAAGCGCGGGACGGCGGCGACTTTCATCTGGGCGCTGCCGCAGGTGGCGCGGGATGGGTTCACCTGCTTCAGACTTCAGGGGGAAGATACTATGCAAGCCTTTGATGATGTGGCCTTTCCGCTCAGCATTGGGCGGGAGGCGAGCCTGGCGCCGGCTTTTTCGACGCAGATCGTGGAGAGTCCCTCCGGACATGAGCGGCGGAGCAGCGATTGGGCGGATGCGCGGCTGTCCTTCGACGCGGGGCCGGGGGTGCGGTCCGAGGCGGATATTGGCGCACTGATCGCTTTCTTCCGCGCGCGACGGGGGGCAGCGCGGGGTTTTCGTTTCACCGATCCCTATGATGATCGCAGCTGCGGGGTTGGCGCGGTGCCGGGGGCGCTCGACCAGCGGCTGGGAATTGGTGACGGGGTGCGGACCGAGTTTCCGCTGCAGCGCTATTATGGCGAGGGTGAGGAAGCGCAGGTGCGGCGCATCACTCGGCCTGTGGCGGGGAGCATCCGCGTGGCGGTGGATGGCGTAGAACTGACCGATGGCTGGAGCCATGCGGGGCTAGGCGTCATCGCCTTTGACGCGGCACCGGAGGAGGGCGCGGTGCTGACGGCGGGCTTTCGCTTCGATGTGCCGGTGCGCTTTGCCGAGGACCGGCTGGACATCAATCGCGCGACCTTCGCGGCGGGTGAGGCGCCTTCGGTGCCGCTGGTGGAGATACGGGAATGAGCGGGTGGGAGGCTTTGGAACAGCCGCTGGCGACGCTTGCTTTCTGCTGGCGGCTGGAGCGGCGGGATGGGGTGACGATTGGGCTGACCAGCCATGACCGCGATCTGGAGATTGGCAATGTCCGCTATCGTGCTGCGCCGGGCGTGATGCCTTCGGCGATCCGGAGTGGGATCGCCGCCAATGGGAGCGATACCGATCTGCAGGGCGCGCTGGTGGCGGATGCGATCAATGAGGCCGATCTGATGGCAGGGCGCTGGGACGGTGCGGCGCTGGAACTGCGGCTGACGGAGTGGGAAGCGCCGGGCGAGACGTGGCTGTTGCTGGCGAAGGGGGAGATTGGAAGCGTTTCGCAGAAGGGCGGCGCTTTCACGGCGGAACTGGTGGGGGCGATGGCGGCTCTAAAAGCGCCGGTTGCGCCATCGACTTCGCCGGATTGCCGGGCGGCGCTGGGGGACCGGCAGTGCCGGGTCGATCTGGCGGGGCGGCGTAAGATCGTGGTAGTCGGGAGCGTCGATAACGTCGAGGTGAGCGTCTCCGGGTTGGTGGCGGGGGCCTATGCCTTTGGCACGCTGCGATGGATGACGGGTCCTAATGCCGGGGCGGTGCAGGCGGTGGTGGACAATGGCGTGGGCGTCCTGACGCTGGCCGACCCGCCGGTCTTTGCAGTGGAGGCAGACACGCTGGCGCTGCTGACCGAGGGGTGCGACCGGCAGTTGGAGACGTGCCGGAGCCGTTTCGCCAATGTCGTGAACTTCAGGGGCGAGCCCTATTTGCCGGGAACGGACCTGCTGACGCGCTATCCCGGCGCATGAACTGTACGATGGCGGACCGGATCGTGGCGGCGGCGCGCGATCTGGTGGGGGTGCGGTTTCGGCTTCATGGGCGCAGTACGGAACGGGGCGTCGATTGCGTGGGGCTGGCGGCGATCGTCTTGGCGCGGGCGGGGCATCGGGGGACTGCGCCGCGCGGATATGGGCTGCGGTCCGGGGATGAGGCTCTTGCGTGCGTATGGCTCTGTGAGGCGGGGCTGTCGGCCGTGCCCGAGGGCCGGGCTGGCGACCTAGCGCTCGTGCGGCCGGGACCGCTGCAATTGCATCTGATGATCCTGGTGCCGGGTGGGCATGTGCATGCTCATGCGGGGCTGGGGCGCGTGGTCGAAACGCCGGGGCCATCGCCCTGGCCGGTGATCGGTCATTGGCGGGTGAGACAGGAGGAGACATGGCGACTTTAGTGCTGACGGCGCTGGGCACGGCGATCGGCGGACCGTTGGGCGGAGCGATAGGCGGCCTGATCGGCAGCAGCATCGACCAGGCGGTGCTGTTCAAGCCCAAGGGCCGCGAAGGCCGGCGGCTGAGCGACTTGCAGTTGCAGACATCGACCTATGGGGCGCAGATCCCGAAGCTGTTCGGGACGATGCGGGCGGCGGGATCAGTCATTTGGGCGACGGATCTCAAGGAGAAGAAGAACAAGAGCGGCGGCGGCAAGGGACGGCCGAGCGTCACCACCTACAGTTATTCCGCGAGCTTTGCCGTGGCTCTGTCGGCGCGCAGGGTGCGGGCGGTGCGGCGCATCTGGGCCGACGGCAATCTGCTGCGCGGTGCGGCGGGGGATTTCAAGACGGGGCTCAATGCGTTTCGCCTGCATCTTGGGGCCGAAGATCAGATCGCGGACCCGCTGATTGCTTCGGCGGAGGGGATCGACCGGACGCCTGCGCATCGCGGGGTCGCCTATGCCGTATTCGAGGACCTGCAGCTTGCCGATTATGGCAACCGTATTCCGTCGCTGACATTCGAAGTTGAGGCGGATGAGGGGTCGGTGCCGATGGAGACGGTGGCCGCAGACCTAAGCGGGGGGTGGCTCGGTGCGGTAATTGGCGAAGCGGTTAGCGGCTTCGCTGCGGGTGGTGCGGATGTGAGCGATGCGATCGCGCCGCTGGTGGACGCTTGGGGCCTCGCCTTCGTTGCCGATGAAGAAGGGTTGCGGCTCGAGGGCACGAGCGCCGAGGGAGCGGCTGCTGAAATCAGCGCCGCTGCGCTGTGCGGGCGGGTGAACGGGCGATCCGTCGATCCTGTCGAGCAGTCCGGCGAGGGCGCGGACTCCGTGCCGCTGTCGCTTTCGCTGCGCCACTATGATCCTGCGCGTGATTACCAGGCAGGCGTGCAGCGCGTGAGCCGTCCGGGAACCGGGCGGGTGGAACAGGGTATCGACTTGCCCGTCACCATGTCCGGCGATGCCGCCCGGCAGCTGGCGGCGCGGCGGCTGAGCCATGGCTGGGCCGGGCGGGCGGCCATGACGCTGCGCTGCGGCTGGGA